ATGTCGTACTTCTTTTTATACTCCACTTCTTGATCGGCTTCTATATCGTAGTTTTCAAAATCAAAATCTCCTTCTTTGCGTTACCTTCTCTTATGTACTAAAAAGATACTCGTGAGTGTTCTAAAGATGTAAAAGTGATTCACATCATTACCGAAAGTGATATCCTTTCCACTCGATACTAACTTACCTATTCGAAGGTACATGGTCTGAACTATATCCTCTGCGGTTTCAGGATTACACCCAAATGACTCTACGATGTCGCACCAATCTCTATGTCGTTTAAATAACTTCTTTAAGATTTCCATACAGTAACGATTAGAGCAAAGAGCGTTAGTAAAAGCGTGTGCCTTTCAAAATAATCTTCTTCGTCTAATTCGTCTGTGTCGGGTTCTTGTAGTGGGTTGTAAAACAAATACCCAAGTGCCAATCCGTAGGTTGGTACGAACTGAAAGTGCATCTGTGTATTCCCAAAATTAATTATCATATTTAGTTGGTTAGGGATTGTTTAATATGTTGGACTAAGTTTCTACCTTCTATCTCGTATCCTACATTATTTTTAACTGAACGAAGTTTAATAGGCTCATCCATTACCGTAGGTTTACCTCCCGAATCTTGGGATTTTATTTTTCTAATATGTAAATGAGAATACATCCAATCCGTAGGGTGCTGCGTATAACGATGTATAACCATAAAAAAATCAGTAGCCCTATTGACGAACTTACCACCACCTTCTACATCACTTGCCATTGGTGGAATAGGATGTCCTGCGTATGGGTGTGATGCTGAATGTTGTTTTCTTAATGCTTCTGTATTAGCGTGAGTATTAAGCCATATAGCACAGTTATGCTCATTGCAAAATTGAAGCATTTCAGTTGTTGCTAAGTAATCGTATTCGTGCTTTCCTAATTTAGCAGCAGATACATCAGTTACTAATGAATTATAAGGGTCAATCATCATACCATCAAAATCAAAACTTTTCTTAATTTCTTTAGCTTCCGAAAGTAATGTTTTGTAAGTGTATAAATCTTTAGGGTCGATTATCTGAAAGAACTGAGCTAACATTATAAGTCGCTTTCTTATTTCAGTTTCAGGAATCTTATTTAAGGGTAATCCTGTATCGAACTCAATTAGTTTCTTATATATCTCATAAGGCTGATTCTCTGAGGAGAAAATGAGCCATTTAATTTTATGTTTGAGTGTGTATAGAAACATTAAATAAAGCATCGTTTGTGTCTTACCTACATTACTATGACCAAGTATTACTGGAAATTGTCTTTTAAATCTGAAGTATGTGTCTATTTCTTCTATTCCTAATTTAAGTCCTTCTTTTATTTTGCCTGTTTGTATGTCGTTTAGTGTCTCAAGTGTCTGTGCTATGTTTACTATCATTGGTCATTGGTTTGTCTAAATATAATAAAAAAGGGGGATGGTTAGTCCCCCTCGTTATTAAAATGGTAAGTCATCATCTCTATCAGGAGAGTGAGCCTCTACAGTTACTTCTGCTTCAGTTCCTCCGATCTTCCACCCTTGAATGGTATTGAAGTACTTTACCTCACCTTGTGGTGATGTCCACTCTCTTCCTCTTAAATTGATTCCTACCTCAACTTCATCTCCTACTTTGTAGTTGTTTAAAGTTTCGCAGTTGTCTTTAATAAACTCTACTAAGATATCTTGTGGGTATTGCTCTTGTGTAGTTACTACCACATCTCGCTTTGTGAATCCACTACCAAAAGTCTTAGTCTGACCAATAACTTTAATTTTTCCTTTGATTTGCATTTTATCCATTGTTTATAAAGGTTACGAAATTTCTTGCGGTTCTAATAATATCTTCCTCAGAGGAATGTCCATGTGCTTGTATTGAGTGATAATCAATCGCAGCTTTGATCATTGATTGTCGAATGATGTAGGTTTGCGTGTCTTCTTTCTTTGCTCCCGTATTTTTAGGTGCAGAATAAGAGCCTTGATTTTGATAGCTATTCTCTCTAATGACTTTTCCTGTTTGGTTATTTTCATTTTTCTGATAAGTTAGGTTTTCGCCTACCTGTCCTTTAAAATCACCTATCGCTAAGAAGCTAAGGTTATCACCATTCGCAAAAGCAACTCTGTACTTATTGAAGGTTCTTTGTCCATTTGACCACTCACCATTAGGAGTGATTGTTGTAATTCTACTTGTTAATTGCATTTTGTGCTTGTTTTAATTCAAATTGTAAATTTAAGATTTCGATGTTAAGCTTTTCGATATGCTTCTCTAAGGCTTCTATTCGAGCCTCTTGATAGGTAAGTCTTTCCATTGTCTGTTAAATTCCTATATGATTATTTTGTAAATCGTATTCAGTCGTGCTTGGCTGAGAAAAAATGTCTAAGATGATCTTGCCATCTTCTAATCTTAATTCATACTCACCTCTTTTATAGAAGGCAGTACGATTAAGTACATCCTCACATACCTCGTATGTGATTAGGCTCTTGTTGTAAAGTGTCTTTGCATCCATATTGTTTGTGATTTTTAACAAAGTTATACAACTTTTTGACTCGTGCAAGTAATTTCTAAAAAAAAAGAGGAGCAGCTATAAAAACCACTCCCCTTCGTAACAAACAAAGACAGAATTAAGACTCTATAAATATACAAGAGTGTTTATGTTATTCCAAGCCTATTTTAGTTTATTTAACTCCTTTTGATAGTATTCTATCATTTCATTTAATTCGTGCGTAGAGAACTTTATAATCTCTCGTGCTTTTTCTACCATCTGATCTGCCGTACCCTCTCCGTAGGTTCTATCTAAGAACTTAGAGTACTCATATTGTTCGCCTTGTGAGAATACATTACACTTAGGACATTGTGGATGCACATTAAACTCATCCCATCGTGTCGAGTAGTGCTTACGACTCTGAAAGTGTCCTGCTTGAATTTTTTTAATCTCAAACTTCCTACCACAAGTACAGCAGGTGCATACACCATTCTTAGAGTGTTTAGTTCGTATATAAAGAGAGAATATAGTATCTAACTTCTGTACTATCTTAGATCGTGAAGGTTTCTTAGGAGTAGGCTTTTTAGTCCTATTGGGCTTTCTTTTTATCATCCTGAGTTCTTAAACAAGCAGAACCTAACCAAAAGTCAATATCCTGTACTGCTCGGTAAATAATGCGACTATCTTTTTTAGTCTTATCTTTCTCAGTCTTTGTAGAATCCGAACCTAAGTTCGTGTACATTTTACAATCTATTCTAAATAACTCATCTACTTTTTCTCTATCACTAAGTTTACTATTTACTACTTGGTCAATTTGTTCTCTTAGTGTCATTTAATAGGTGTATTTAGAATTATGCTTTTATAGTTTGTTGGTTCACAAATGGGTATAGGTTGCCCTACCATACCATACCCAATTTTATGCTTCCACAGATGTCGGACACATAATAGGTGCGTATCTTTAATAGGTTAAATACACTCGCTAATTCTACTTCTCCTATGAAGTACAGACCCTCGTTTAGCTTACGGTTGAGGTGGTGCTATGTCTGCTCCCCATTCTTGCACCTTTAGTATTGTAGCCGAACCGAGTTGTTAGACGCATAAGCTACAATGCAATTATAATAAATTATTTTGAATCTTTCATTGATGTACCGAAATAATATCCGAAGATACTAAGTGATACACCCTCCACGATACCGATTAGATGGTAAAACAATTCTTTGTTAGGCTCAGGAATATCTAAAGAGATAATTGCATATATGATTACTCCAAATGCTCCAAGTCCTACAATACCTGTGAGATTAAATAACCAATCAATTCTTCCTGACTTAGCTATCTCTACTTCTCTCTTTCTTGCAGAGTCTCTATCATCTACCTCAGCTTTATAAGCCTCTATAAGCCATTTGTGAGCTTCTTCTTTCTCTTCAGATGTTAGTTCATCATCTCCATCAATTAAGTTCTTTACAACTCCTAATACACCCTTATCAGGTAATAAAGATTTAGCTCCAAATAATAGCTTACCTACTTTTGTGTCTTTAAATGGTTTCTTGCTCATATTTCTTTGTATATCGTACCACCATTTTCTCTAATGGCTTTTAGGTTTCTGTTCCTATTTGTTTCTTTGTCCACATAAGAGATATGTATCCAATCAGGATTACTATCATCACCAAACTCCCATATAAGCTGATCGTAATCTAAATTCTCTTTGATGTACTCAAACATCTCTGCGTTTGTCTTATGACCATACACATCATCTATATCAATCGCTCTACCTTCACAATGTTGTGATCGCTCCGAGCCACCGATAGCCTTATTAAGTTCCTTAGACCTAAAAAAAGAATTGATTTTGATTGCACCTCCTACCCATTCTCTAAGAGGCTCAAAGATGTGTGTAGCTAATATGACCATATTCCACATCTCATATTCATTAGGGATATTGCGGATATCAAGTTTTTTAGCAGTATGAGAATGACAAGCCTCAGCGTATGTGATATGCTCTGTTATCTTCATTAGTTCTTAATCGTTTTCTTAGATATCACTTTACCCTTTCTACTTAACCTTACCTTAACATAATCAGTCGTTAGTTTTTTTTTGATAATAATCTCCACATCATCATTAGCATAATGCTTCTGAATAACATTGATGATCGGATTGTCTTTAGTTGATTCTAACCAACCTGCCTTAGCTGTTACATCCTCTTGGTGAATTACCTTGTGAGAAGCACAGCTTGTAAGGAGTAGTAGTAAAAAGAGTAAGTATTTCATTTAATCGAATCTATAAATTCTTGCACATCTTCTTCTCTGATTCTTAGCTTAAAAGATAAGTCTGCTTTCCAATAGTGTACTAACTGACCATCCTTAAATACTAAAACAGTAGGTACTGCCTTAATCTTATCTTTCAGACTTGCAGGTTGCTCTTCTAAGTAACCGAAAGAAACTTTAGCACCTTTGATATGTTTTAGAGAGATGTTATTTCTGATATTCCACTCTGCGTTTACTTGAACAACAGAGATGTTCTGTGAGTAGATATTAGCAGTAAGTAGTGCCCACAATAAAAATAACCAAGCCTTTATCATTTCTCTACTATTTTAAATAAACGCTCCTCGATCTTATCGAGCTTCTTACCATTCTCATCTACCTTCTGTTGGGTATTCATAATGGTTTCTCTGATAAGTTCGTCTTTCAGATCATACTCTGTTCTGCTAATCTCAGGCTTTGGTAATTCCTTTGCCTCTTGAATATCAGCTTGTAATGCAAACCACATACCTGCTAGAGA